CATCGCCGAAACCCCTTTAACTGTCTGGATTGTAATCCAGGCCCTAAGGGCGTCATTGGGATTGGCTGCTCCTGCTCACTTAATCATATCCGTAAAGGATCGATCAAGGGCAAAGAGCCGTCGAGTCAGAGAAGATGAAAGTCATTCGACTACCACCGGCTCAAGCTGAGACCACAACCAACTCGTACCTCCAGGTTGAACCTGAAGGCGCGGATTGAATCGTGGCTCAACAGAGTCGAGAGATAGCCAATCGACTAAGGTATAGCGCTTTCTCGCTACCATTCAGAGGATGGCCGAAAGTCGGCCAGTCATCTTATAGTAGCTTTTATGGATCCCTCCTAGAACTTTGTGACGATAATCTAATAACGCCAGCACCGTAGAATAGCTAAGATCTCACTTACGTGAAAACTCGGCTAAACTAGATATTGACATTCGCGATACCGCTAATTCTAAGAACGACACAGGAGATGCATCCAGACCACGGAATCAGAAGCGTTTAGCAAACTCCAAGGTAGCCCCGCGAGGGGAGACCAAAGATTTTGCCAGACCAACCTCAACCCCGATCTGGGTCATCACGCGCAGGTACTCTCGAGCAACTGGCCCGTTAGCAATTACAATGTCATCCCCTAGAACAGCATAATCCTCAAACCAAACCGACCGCCAAAGGCCCTTACGGGCACTTCGACGAGCAACTCGGAATGCGGCATACTGAACTATGGCATGATGTGTAAGAGCTAGCATGGCTCAACTACTGAGAGCACCCATAGGTTGCCCAACACTGTATCGTAAGGGACTATATGTCACTTTACGACTAGTGCCAGGTAACCTATCTGGGCAATAGTAATCCCGGTCGACCAGCAGACTCCTTCACTTTTCACCAAACCCTTGACCAAAGAATTGATCAAGGATCTGAGATTGGAGAAGGACTGGTAGTCTATCCGTTGCGGCAGACAAATCATACGATCAGAACCTTTTATGGCCTAATTGTAGAAGCCGTCGCACTGGAGACTCCTGGTTAAACGTCCCATCCTGAGGTATTTTCCGTAAAACGGAAAATATCCTCTGATGGAGAGGACGTAATAACCATTGAGTCCAGGGATCGACCATTGCAAAGACACGTACCTTACCGGCAGGTTCGACCTTTAATCCTAATTTCCCTAAAACGTTTTCATCACTTCCAAATTGGTCGCGATGAGCAGCGGTCTTAGAGAGATCAAGGACCCGATCGAGGGCCCACCGGTTATTCGTCGCAAGGGCGTACGCCCTTACGGCAGAAAGTACTTGAGGGGTCTCAGCGATTCTTCGAGCCGCCTCGACAATGGACGACCAAGATGACGAAGTCATCCCGGTATCCGCTGTCGGAGCACTCTTAGAAATCGGATGAGGCTCCGATCCGAGATTGAACGTCTCTATCAATGGACTTTGGAAGCGAGTTCGTGACTTGATCAAAGGCACAAACCCGGTCGCCAAGAAGGATTTCCACCCTTCCTGGAATCTTCCTAGATCCACTCCCGGCTTAGTGATAGTTGAAGTCTTAATGACCCCGACAAACTCTAACACCCGATAAATCGAGAGTAGAGAGAGTCAGAATCTTATACACTTTACATCACCAGCCAGGATTCTCTGCCTCTGCTGATATGGAATAAATCGAGGTAAACCCGATTTACTCCGCGAGAGTCTAGGGCCAAGGCTCGTCAGATCACTCACACGATATCCAGCGGAGGCCTGCTGAAGAACGACAGATGCAACCTTGAGGTATTTAACTACCCCAGGGATGCCCTGCGTCCTCTGCAGACCCACGAGGAACCGTAGGAATGAAAAGCTCACCTTAACCCACGATGGGTTCAAGGTTCCTACCACAACCCGGCCGACTTGTAAGATCGGTCGAAGAAGCGGTAACCCCGCTTTTACACGGAGTAAGCCAGTGAAATCTGGAATACGATTACGCAACCATGAGCGAATAGATAAAATATTTACTCGTTTCATTGTTGTTTAATCAGCTTTGTGTATAGAAATCTCCACTATTTAGACGTACTTACCACAGCGTATTAGGCTGGGATCACGAACACCCCCGTTTCCGGGAGCTAGTGGGAGGGTTTACCCTCTCTTACCTTGCGGATTCTATACAGGGTTTAGTGACCCAGGTGGAACCTACTCCCCCTACCGAATCCCATATGTAGGGACTCGCTTAGGAGGTACATCGTCTTGCAACACCTCTATTGTATTCTTTCTTTCACTCTTCGGTTTCCAGACTTTCGTCCGGGCCGCAGGCTCCCCTATCAAGGGGCCTTGTAGGCTTCCCGGTCGGTTATCTTATCCCAAGTTTTCACTCAAGACCGACAACCGTCGGAACACTCCAAAAGAGTGATAGTGGCGCTCAGGAGCTCAGGTATCA